ACGCCATGCCAATGAGTTAGCCAAGGGGCAGCTAGAGGTTAACAAGGTCGAGGCTGCTTCTAAGTCTTTGTTTGTCGCTGGATGGCGACCTTGTATCGGGTGGGTGTGTGCGCTAGGGCTTTTTTACAACACCATCCTTTCCAATATACTGGGCATCTGGGTTGAAGTGCCTGAGATCGATACCACGTTGCTCGTTCCCGTTATGATGGGCATGTTGGGTCTCGGCGCAATGCGATCCTACGAGAAGGTTCAAGGCGTAAGCAGGGAGAAGTAATGGGTATTGAGCTAATAGGAATGTTGAAGCGTCACGAAGGTGTGCGTAGCCATGCGTACAAATGCTCAGAAAACATGATCACTGTAGGTGTTGGGCGCAATATCGACGAAAACGGCGGTTTAGGACTGTCTGAAGAAGAAATCGAGTATTTATTGGCTAACGACATCCGGCGTGTGCGAGAAGAGCTTGACGACACTTACTACTGGTTTGCTGCCCTCAATGAGGCGCGAAAAGATGCCATGATCGACATCTGTTTTAACCTCGGTCTGACACGATTGCGCGGCTTTGTAAAAGCGATTGAAGCAATGAGCCGCGAGCAGTTCGACATTGCAGCCGATGAGTTTATGGACAGTCGGTGGGCTACTCAGGTAGGCAATCGTGCGTTGGAAGTGACTGAAATAATCCGTACAGGAGACTATCAGTAATGCCGTTGCAAAAGTTTATCTTTAACCCCGGTATCAACAAAGAAGGCACAGACTACACTGCAGAAGGCGGTTGGTTCGATGGCAATTTGGTGCGGTTTCGTAAGGGCTTGCCAGAGAAAATAGGCGGTTGGCAGAAATACATTCAAGCCTCATACGAAGGTACTGGCCGCAAGCTGTTTGGATGGGTCGATCTTGACGGTACAAAGCTCTTGGGCCTCGGCACACGGAACAAGCTGTACATCCAAGAGGGCTCTTCGTACAACGACATAACACCGATACGGGCCACCACGGCTGCTGGAGATGTGACGTTTGCTGCGACCAACGAGTCCAGCACACTTACGGTTACAGATACTGGTCACGGTGCTGTCAACGGCGATTTTGTGACGTTTTCAGGTGCCGCAACCCTTGGAGGCAACATTACTGCGGCTGTTCTTAATCAAGAATATCAAGTCCTTACAGTACCCACCGCTAACACCTTCACAATTACGGCAAAAGACACCGATGGTGTGGCCGTCACGGCAAATAGCAGTGACAGCGGCAATGGTGGCGGCTCTGTTGTTGGAACATATCAAATAAACTCGGGGTTGGACGTGTTTGTAGACGGCACCGGTTGGGGTGTTGGCACGTGGTCGTCAGGCACATGGGGATCTACGACGTCTTTGGGGGACGCGAACCAACTCCGACTGTGGTCTATGGACAACTTTGGTGAAGACCTGATCTCCAACCCACGTGCGGGCAGTATCTATTATTGGGACAAGACAAACGGCTTGAACACAAGAGCCGTAGCTTTGAGCTCACTGACCGGGGCTAACGCTGCGCCGACTAAAGGTTTGCAAGTTATTGTGTCGGATGTCGATAGACACGTGTTGGTGTTGGGCGCCGATCCGTTGACGGACGTTGCCGGAACAACCCGAACAGGCACGATCGATCCGTTATTGATTGCTTTTTCAGACCAAGAGAACGCAGCAGAATGGGAACCTAGAGCAGACACTACGGCGGGATCACTGCGTTGTTCGGCAGGTTCAGAGATTATTGGTGGTCTGAGGGCTCGCCAAGAAACTCTTATATGGACGGACGTAGCGTTGTACAGCCTGCAGTTTATTGGCACTCCGCTTACTTTCGGACTCAACCTCGTCAACGAGGGCGTCAGCCTTATGGGCCCGAATGCCGCTGTAAATACCCCGTCTGGCGTGTATTGGATGGATAAAAAAGGCTTTTACATGTACAACGGCGGCGTTTCCGTTGTTCCATGCAGTGTGCATTCGTACGTGTTTTCTGACATAAACGAAGGTCAAGCCTTTCAGTTCTTTGCGTTTGTAAACAAGCAATTCAACGAAGTCGGATGGTTCTATTGCTCTTCCGATAGCGATGCGATTGACCGGTACGTGGTTTACAACTATTTAGAGCAAACGTGGAACATCGGACAGTTGTCTCGTACAGCGTGGTTGGACGAGGGTATCGTCGCTTTCCCACGCGCTGCGGGTGCAGATTCGTCGGTAAATTACCTATACCAACACGAAACGGGTAATGATAACGACGGTAGCCCGATGGACAACGTGTTTATTGAATCGGCTGACTTTGATATTGGCGATGGCGAAGAGTTTCAGTTCATACGCCGTATGATCCCAGACGTTAAGTTCAACGGAACCGGCGGCAGCGATCAGGCTATAAACGTGGTGTTGAAAGCACGCAACTTCCCCGGCAGCACACTGACCACGGACCAGACCACTAGTTTCACGGCTACGACCACAAAAGTAGACATGCGGGCGAGAGCACGACAGGCCGCAGTGCGGTTTGAATCTGACGATGACGCCTCTACAGACGTGCGTTTGGGTGTCGGTTTTAGGTTGGGCGCGACTCGTTTAGACCTGCAAGCTAACGGTCGACGATGAGTAAGCTTTTACAAGGCAGACTTCCGTTTGCGGCTGGACAAGCCGTCGACTCCAACACCTATAACAAGGCTGTACGTTTATTAGAGATCAGTTTAGACTCAGTCGATCCGGATTCTACGCCGCAGTTTACGAATACGAAGAGAGACCAACTAAAATTCGCCACAGGGGATTTGATTTGGAACCTAACTTTAAACCTGCTGCAGGTATACGATGGGGCTAATTGGATCAGCCTGTCGCAAGAGTTGCCGTACACAACTGACCCCTTGGAAGCGCAAGGACTTGTAGGTAGTGTACAGGTAATAAATAAGGGCGCGATTGTTGTAACCGTCGGATAAATTATGGGACAAGCTGCACTTCAATACGACGAATTTGACGATATTGAACCGATAGAGGTTCCTGCTGGCGGTATCGCTTCGTTTTTGACCGCGACTGAGGGCTCTTGGGCCACGGACGACGAAGATGACTTGCCTCAAACGGGCATTGCCCAAGTCAAACGCGTAGCCGATAAATTAGCAACGTTTGGTCGTCACGAAGACGAATACATGATTCACGCTGCAGAAGGCGAAACCGTCATACCGATGGAGGTCTTCCGCAAAAACCCAATTCTTAAAGACCGTATCTTCCAACAAATGCGCGACATGGGCATTGAGCCCGAGCGTTATGTGGTAGGTAACGAGCTTAACTCTCTGAACCCGGTCACCGGGCAACCCGAATTCTTTTTGAAGAAGCTGTTCAAGGGGCTTAAAAAGTTTGTAAAGAAAGCTGTCACGGTCGTATTACCGATCGTTGGTGCTGCTTTCCTCGGACCTTTAGGCGCGGCTGCCGGATCAGGCATAGCCACCTTGATAAATGGCGGTAACTTGAAGGACGCGTTGAAGTCAGCGGCGATCAGCGGGCTCACAGCCGGTGTGATGAACGGTATCAGCGGTGGTATGTCGGCGGCTAGTGAAGGCGGTAGTTTTTTTCAAGGTGCTAAAGCAGGCGCATTTGGTGAAGGAGCGTTTACGAGAACAATGAGTGAAGCGGCTTCTGCTGGCGCGGCAAACGCGGCACAACAGGCCGCAGCGGCTTCTACCTTAGAAAATATCGTGACGCCACAAGCGGCTTCGAAAGCGGCGTCAGCACAGCAAGCTCAGTTTACTTACATGCCGGATGGCACGGCAGTTCCTGTTCGTGCTGCCTCAACCGCAGCCCCAGCCACCACAACGGCTGCGAATACGGGTTATTACGATGCGGGCAAAGTTACTTTTGACCCAGCTACAGGCACTACAACGACTGCAGGTGCCGGTACGGGTTATTACGACGCGGGCAACGCTACTTTTGACCCAGCTACAGGCACTACAACGACTGCGGGTACAGGTACAGGTACAGGTACAGGTACGGGTGCCGATGCCGCAGCGGGCACAACAGCCTCTGCGGTGCCTACCGCAACTGAAGCGCCCAGCGTAATCGACAGTTTTAAAAGAACCTTTGGTATTGGCCCAGACCCCGTTACCGGTGCCGAAAGAGGCATGGACTTGTTCGGCGGCCCGCGCGATTTATTTATGCCCGGTGCCGGGCAACGTGCGCGAATCGCAAGGGCTGCGGAATTGGCTGGTTTGAAGCCCGGCACGCCTGAGTTTACTAAGTTCGTTGCAGACGGGATGAAAGCAAGTGCGAGTTTAGCGCCCAGCGCGATTCGAAAGTATGCACCGGGTATTGTTGGCTTGGCGGCTTTCGACTCATTGACTCGCGAAGAACCAGAAGATTATAACGTCGCTGAACGAGTGACGGGTTTTGATCTACGAGAGCAAAACCCTTACACGTATGAGCTTGGCCCCGGCACCATGCGGCTGCCGTCTAGTTACACAATCCAAGACGTTTCTGATCAATACAAGTCTTTGCAAACCCCGGTTTATCAGCCGGTGGCGTACTCGGCAGCCGGTGGCGAAATAGAAAACTTTCCTCGCATGAACGGCCCGATCGAAGGCCCCGGCACTGAAACCAGTGACGATATTCCGGCTATGTTGAGCGACGGGGAGTTTGTATTTACGGCAAAAGCTGTGCGTGGCGCCGGTAACGGTAGCCGCCAAAACGGAATGAAGAACATGTACGACCTTATGAGCAAGTTTGAGAGAATGGCGTAATGGCAGAGAACACCTACACAGAACAGATAGTTCGTGAAGCGCCAGAAATCGAAGCGTACAAAACGGGAATCTACAACGACGCTTTAGACTACGTCCGACGTTTACAAGAGTCAGGCATCGCACCGCCTACGCAAGCTGTTGCAGGCATGACCGCTGACCAGATAGCGGCAGGCGACATCATTCGAACAGGTATTGGTGGCTACGAGCCTTTCCTGCAGGGTGCTCTACAATCTACGCAAGCCGGTCAAGACGTCATCACAGGTGGTGCGTTGCCCGGTATACAGGCGGCTTTACTTGCACAACAAGGCGGACTTGGCACCTTACGAGAAGCACAGACCCTCGCAGCAGATACTCGCGCAGAGCCATACAGCTTCCGCGATCAGGCCATACAAGGGCTTTCTAGGGCTGCTAGTGACATTACGGGCGCTGCTGCTGGTGTGCCTCTACAAGTACAGGCGGCACAGCAAGGACTCTCTGCGGCAGACGTCGCCGCTCAACGTGCTGCAAGCGACACAGCAACACGTTTGGGACTTGGTGCTGAACAGGGCAGGCAACTCGCTGCCGATGTAGGCATCGGGGCTCTTGGCACAGCCGGTGCGCTGGGTGGACAACTTGGGGCTGCTACCAGAGGTGGCTTACAAACAGCCGCCCAAGGACAGCGAGGTTTACTTCAGTCAAGACAAGATATTGGTGGCATTAGGGGCGGACTTACCGACGCGGGCGCACAGTTTGACCCCAGCGGTATAGCGGCGTTTATGGACCCGTACACACAACAGGTAGTAGAGGCTGCTCGACAAGAGTCTTTGCGTACCGGTGAACTACAAAAACAACAGGCTCGGGCACAGCAAGTCGCTGCCGGTGCCTTCGGCGGTTCCAGAGGTGCGGTGCAAGCTGCAGAAATTGATCGTGCAATCAACGATCAGATTGCTAGACAAACTTCAGGACTGTTGAGCCAAGGCTACGGACAAGCACTGCAAGCGTCACAACAAGCCTTCGAAGCAGGCAAAGGACGTGAATTACAAGCGGCTGGTCTTGGTGGTCAGTTGGCGCAGTCCGAAGCAGGGCTCTCGGCCCAAGGCGCACAGTTAGGCATGTCTGCGCAACAACAGGCGGCTGCAAACGCACAGGCACAAGCACAAGCGGCACAAGCTGCTCAACAGCTACGCGGTTCGATTGGTTTGCAGGCAGGTCAAATGGGTCAGCAAGCTGCGCTACAGGGCGGTCAGCTTGGATTATCTGCTGCAGAAATAGCCCAACGTGGCGCGCTACAGGGCGGTCAATTAGGCATGCAAGGTCAACAGTCATTGGCTTCGATGGCGGGTCAAAGAGCCGATCTAGCACGGGCAGGCGGTCAACTCGGACTACAGTTTGGTCAACTAGGTCAAGCCGACGTGTCACAACTCGCGGCTCTTGCAGGGCAACAACAACAGGCTGCTCAAGGTATTGGCGCTTTGGCAGGTCAAGCCGGTCAGTTAGGCGGACGTCTGGCCTCTATGGGTCAAATACAAGCAAGCTTGGGTCAGCAGGCGCAGCAACAACGCGCAGCCGACGTGTCTCAGTTGATGGGCTTCGGTGGCACACAGCAACAACAAGCTCAAAACGTGCTTAACGCACAGTATGCAGCGGAGCGTCAAGCGTATGACCAGCCGTTCCAACAGCTAGGTTTCTTAGGCGACATGACGAAAGCGTTGCCATCATCACAAAGTGCGGTGTTCCAACAATCGGCGCCTAGTCCGGGCTTTGCTCAAACGGTAGCTGGGTTGGGTGTCGGGGCCGCTGGTTTATCGAGGGCGTTTTAATGAGCGTAATGAATAGACCTTTGTTTCGTGCAAATGGTGGCCCTGCAAGCGGTGGGCGCTCCGAAGCAGAAATACGCTCAGAAATACGTGAGCTTGATCAACTGGTCAAAAACGAAGTTATTTCGCAAGCACGCGCGGATCACGACATGAAATTGCTTGTACGAGAACTGCAACAAGCACCGCTTATGATGATGGACTCTGTAAAAAAGAATAAAGAAAATCTGGGTCGTTTTTTAAAGGGTGGCGCTAAAGGCCGACTTGAAAAAATAAATAAACGCGAGTCGCGTTTTGAACGCGACCTGCTGCAAGATTTAATAAACCAACAGGGGGTCAACCGCGCGGAAGGCGGGCCCGTAAACGGTTTTCCGGACCTTAGCGGTGACGGCAAGGTCACACAAAAAGACATTCTTATGGGCCGTGGCGTGATTGCCAAGCAAGAAGGTGGCCCTGTCATGCCACAAGAGGCTGCGGGGCAGGTGCAGATGGCCTCTGAGGCCGAAGGTCAACAGGTCGGTTTAGACTACGTTGCAAAGACCTTGGGGGGTATCGACAACGCCGAAGACGTTGAAAGCATGATTAATGCCATACGTGGCAATGACATGCCGATTGAAGCACGGCGCACGGAACTGGCTGGGTTTGTAGGTCAGGACGATGCTATGGCAACGCCTGAGTCTGTTCTTGCGATGGTGCAACCTACGATCATGTTGTCAGAAGAAGGCGCCATGAACAGTGGTATTGGCGATCTGATGCAGGGTATGACCTCAGACATCGACATGGCGACTGAAGGTGGTCAGCCCACGGACATGGGCCAAGGCGTTGGTCAGTTGATGATGGCCGGTGCGCCAATGGACGCGGCACCACAGCAGTTCGCTAACGGCGGTGCCGTACAGCCGGTATACATGGCTGACGCGGGCGATCCGTCGATGATGCAGCTTTTCCAAACAGCTTTGGGTAATGTTGAAAATCCAACGGCTCCTACTCGGACTACTGTGGATTTGGAGTCCGCGTATGCTGACTATCTCCCTTTTTTTCAAAACATCGCACAAGTAAATGAAGAAGACCGAGAGAAAGATCGCGCATTAGCCTTAGCTAAAGCAGGATTTCAATTTGCTTCCGGTCGAGATTCGGCAGGTAAAAACATTGCCGGGTCTTCCATGCTGTCGCAACTAGGAACTGTCGGGCAGGACTACGTTGAAGATGTCGGCAAACTCCGTACAGATGCACGCACACAAGATCGTGCTGTACGGACGTTGGCGGCACAAAGTGCTATCGAAAAGCAACAAGCGGCCACAGCGGCACAAGCTGCTTTAGACTTGCAAACTTTGAAAGGTCAACAGGCTTTACAAGAAAAAAACGTAGGCTTGCTTGGGGACATGATCAAGCAGGCTCAAATTAACAATAAAGTTGAAGTCAGAACGATCAAACAACCTGACGGGACCGAAGCCATTGGCGTTTATAACCCCGCAGACAACAGCTTCAAATTGGTCAGCGACCAAACGGCAGCTAGTCAATACATGATGAGCTTGGACTCTGATGGATCGATGAGGGCCGGAATTTCTAGAAATTTGATTGGATTTGCAGACGGCACCCTCGACGGTTTGGATGATGGCGGACGAGCCAAAGCTGACATGTTCACATCGATCAGCACTTTGTACGCTCCAAAGAGCGGTGCGGAAAAAGGCACCGTGAACCCCATGCCGTTAACTGTCGCCAAAGCTATCGTCGACAGACAAAAAGCCGGTTTTGAACTGAACCTTAACGGAAAAATTATCGACGAAGCTGAATACTTGATGGGTAACACGGGTGCAGCTTTGGAGCAACGGATGAAAGACATCCAAGCAGAGGGGGCTCAAACCCAACAAAACATACGAGCATACGTGCCCGCAGGTGCTGACATGGAAGCAAGTTTCGGGGCTATGAGTGGACTGAAGAGATCTTTGCGATTCGTCAATGACCAAGTGAGGGACTTTAGTGAGGGACTTATTGGTTTGGATTACGGTGGAGAAGACCCGTCAAATGTTGTCAAATCTGATACCTATCTCACCACTCTGCAGGGCGAAACGCTTAAATTACGTTTTGCTGATTTTGGCAGTGCGCCCAGAATTAAAAGTATTGTTGACGCGATTCAAGCAGAGGTGGCAGGCATTTTACCCGGTGCTGCTAAGACAGACACTAAAGTTTTGAGCGTTGCGCGCGCGTTGCGAGGTCGTTTGCAAAACATGGAAGCTGAGTTGAAAGGCGTGTTAACCGCTCGCGATAGTAGCAACGATGAGATCAAGCAAGCTCGCAACTTGCTCAAATACGACATGCCCGTGCTTCTGGAAAGTTATGAAAACCTTATAAACAGTCTTGGAGAAAGCGTTGAAGGGGATCGCGATCCCGGCGTGCCTCGTTTAACAACTCCCACGCCGGGTGCCGTAAGCACCGATGCGGAAGATGCGCGTAAACTAATTTATGGCCGTTAGGTATCACAATCATGGCTGAAAACCCTTTAGACCCAACGCAAGCTGAAGTCACACCGGTCGGCGCGCCAGATATCCCGACGCGTCCCGTTCTTACTTTTGGTGATCATTTCGTACCAATGTTACGACGCGGCAAAGGCTTGTCTGCAGCGGTTGAGGGCATTGTGTCCGTGATGGATGGCCCCGGTGTGTACGAAGATCTGCGCAACAATGCCGGTATGAACGACCTAGAAATTATACAAAGACACGTTCAACTACCAAAAGTGGACGTGCCGATCGAAAGCTTGCGAGCAGAGGGTTTGTCAAAAGACGACATTGTAAATAGCTTTCTTACCGACTTGTATCTAGACCTTGACGATGACTTATTAAAAGCGGGCATCTCTAAAGACGAGTTCTTCGCGACCTTTGTTAAAGGCCGCGAGCTTACCCCGGTTGAGGCGCGATTAGAGGGCACGGGTCGAGGTTTGGTTCTTGGCACGGGTGCAACGGCAGGCGGCCTGACAGGCGCAGCTATTGGCATGCAAACGGGTAATCCTTATCTCGCTGCTTTCGGTGGCTTAGTTGGCCTTGGTCTCGGGGTGGTCGGCGCTCAAGAAGTTGAAGAGGTTCTTTTTCCTTCTGATCCGGTGCTTAATGACGAAGCTTTGGCAACAATTGAGGCGTATAAGGTTTTAGGCGAAGGCGCGACAGGCATGTTTGCGCCTGCTGTGGGGCGTCGAGTTGCAAAAGCTGCTGTCAAAGCAGCGCAACCTACGCTGGGTGATCAAGCAGGGTTTTTAGACCGTCT